CTCTAAAGCCACTTGCCATATCATCAAAAGATTCAAACCCACTACCATCATCTCCAATAGAACCTTTCCATTTATTAGCGTCTACATATCTTATATTTGTTGGATTAAATCTATGCACTGATTTAATACCAGCACCTATTGGAGCTTTAGAAGGTCTGCCAAAAACCATATTATGAAAGAAATCTTTTGTTTGGTCTAACTGGTCTTCAAAGAAATCAAATATATCTTCATTGTTAAATGACAATTCTGGAAAATCAAAATCTAAATCTATATCTTCTAAAGTTTTACCTTCCATTATACTTGCATTTAATCCAACCATACCAGAAGTTGCTATACCACTATAACCTTTCATAAATGCTTTTTCTCTATCAGCTTTAATCTCAGCTATAATATTTTTATTAGCTTCATTATAACCTTTCATAGCTGTAGAAAATCCTATCTTTGCCATATGTGCTTGTCTATTCTTAAAATCTTCTACATTTAAAACCATTTGTGTACCATTGTTCATAACTGGTTCTAGCATACCAGAGTCTGGGTCTTTAAATAAAACAGCATATTGTGGGTTTTCAACAGTTGATACTACGTTTGGCATAAGAAATAAATCTTTACCAAGTTTATAAGGTTGAGCTTCTTCTTCGCCATCTAATGGTGGTTCACCTTCTGTGAACATTAAGTTTTTAATTAGTTGTTCTGCTTCCATCTTAAATATATTAGCACCACCAGAGAATCCCATATCATCAAATACTGTTTCTAAAGCAAACTTTGTTCTCATATGAAATGGTTGTTTTACTTTTTCTTCAAACGTTGGTGGTGAATATCCAACCATACCCATATATGATACTGGACCAGAATCAGGATTTTTAATTATATTAACCTGATGACTAAAAGCTGGCATACCATTTGAATTTATTATGGCACTATCTTCTTTAAAATCATTGCTTACTGTATTAGCAATTTTTTCTACTGCGTCTTTTGTGCTTAGATTTGTACCATCAAAAAAAGACATAGCTTGATATAATATAACTTCATCTACAAATTGATTCGCTTCTTCTGGACTCATACTATGATTTTCTAATTTAGAAAGTATATCATTCCTTACAGCAGTTTCATTTTTATCTACGCCAAGCTGTGTTGCTATAGCATTTAACCAAGTATCTTTTTCTTGTTGTGTTTTATTATAGTAAGACCAAGCTCTTGCAAACTGGTCTGGGTTTGTATCTATATCAAGATACGGTCTTATACCCATCATTGCTTTATGAAAATTCTCATTACCAGCATTTTTATACGGAGCTGAGTTAATAATAAATCCTCTTCCACTTGGGTCTGGTTTAACAGTTAAGTTAGCCCATACTTGATATAAACCGAAACCTATTTCACCAGTTGGGTCATCATATCCATTCGCCATAAATCTTTTTAAATAGTTAGACATTTGTGTTCCAACGTGTCCGTTTGTTCTAACAAGTTGTGCATATTTTGGGTGAGCAAAATTTATTGCTCCAGTTTTTGGGTCACTTACTACAGCCTGTCCACTCTGTCCACTCTGTCCAGAATCATCATTATTTAATCCAGACATAACTGCATCAACATTATCTCCAGCTCCACTTGAACCAAAGTTTATTTTGCCAGTTGGAACACTTGATGTACTAATTAAAGTTCCTAAATGTCTTTTAATTTCTTCGTGCATTTTGTCCATACGTCCATCTTGAGGTAATGCACTTATTATATCTTGTATTGGTTTAGGCATTTTGCCTTCTTGATATGCTCGTCTATTCCATAATCCTAATACTTCAGTCATTTGGCTTTTAGTTTTGCCATTAGAGTATGATGACATAATTCCTTGCAGAACATTATTTGTCAGGTCGTCCATCAAACCAGTAAATTGTTCTTGTCTAAGCAATGAACTTGAATCTATTATTTCTTTTTCTAATGCATTATAGTTTGACATTATATCATTAGGTGTTGCTCCAGATTTAACAAGAGCAACCATCTCACCAAGATTACTTCTAATTTCGTTTTCTGTTCTATATGCAACTTTTTTAAATCCGTCTTTATGTTGATTAATAGTTACATTAGTTAAGGCAGATGCCATTAGTTCAGTACCAGAATCTTGAACTATACCTTTAAATGCTGGGTCAGAATTTTCTACATAACTTGCTAATAACCCAGATGCTTTTAATTTAAATGCAGTTGGGTCAGCTCTTAGTTCTGGTTCATTTTGTAACCTAGACATCTGTTGTTTAATAGAATGATTAATACTACTTGCATAACGCCTAGTCATTGTTTCATTAAATGATGATTGTGCAATACGACCAAATGATTCTGGAGCTTCTACTCTTTCAATAAAACCTTCTTCTGGATTTAAAACAGTTAGTTGTGTTTGTTGTGCAGACTCTATACCTCTTTGTTTTGCTTCACCAACTCCTTGTTGATAAGCAACACCCATCATTGCAGTTGAAGCATTAGCTATATCTTGTGCAAGTTTTGCATTAGCATTAAAAGAATCTCTTTGTACTACACCGACTGGTCTTACATTCGCTCTTCTTTTCATTACTTTAATTGCCATTAAGATATATCCCTTACCTTGATTATACCAGATGTACCTATATTAAGAGCATTTAGAGCTGAACTACGTCTTGCATAAGTTGCTCTTTCACCAGCAGAAGTTAATGTTGTTTCCATCATCAAATCTCTTTTTTCTTGATTCATTCTATGTTGCAATTTCATAGTAGAAACGTCTTGCTGTACTGTGTCATAGTTTCTTTGAAACAAAGCTAACATAGATGGGTCAGTTATATTACGTCCCATCATTGCTGTAGACACAACATTAGAAGCTGTAGCTTCACTAAACTCTCGTAATCTTTCTGATATTTCTGTTTGTGCTTGAAGGTCAGCTAACTCTTTATCTTTCTGCATTTGTTTAACATCTCGTACTGCACCACTAACAGCAGACCTTGAAGCTGAAGCACCCATTGCCATAGAACCAGCAACACCAGCCATTGTTGACATCATTAATAAAGGAGCAGAAGGCATACACATTAGAACGCCACCTCTACTATCATACCATTAATCTGTAAATCTAATGGTGCTGTTTGTGTTATCTCTACTCTTGGGTCACGACTATAACCTAACAATCTAAACTCCTTCTTTCCTGTAAACGAATTAAAAACCATTTCACTACTTGTAACATTATCAGTAACCCCCTGGATTATTAGTGGTATTGTATTAACTGATACAGATAAAGTAGATATCAAGTCAAGGTTAACTCTTGTTATTGCTCTTGGTTCTCCAGTTAATGGACCACCTCCAACACTTGCATCAATAGGCAATGTCTTTAAACTACTTGTAAAACTATATCCAATCTCTGCACTATTAATTAATTTAACTGCTGAAACATTTATCTGACTACTACCCATTGTAAATGTTCCAATAAAGTTATTACCTTCTACAACAGCTAGTGATGCACCATTTGCAAAAGGGGTTGTTGTTGTAAATATTCCATTATCAGTTGACGTTGCTGTATAAGATTTAGAACAATCTAACTTAGCTGTAGTTTTTAATTCTTCTAATACATAACTGTTTGTACCAGAACCTAAGTTTCTTACTGTTGCAACAAACACTCTATCATCTATAGGAACTACTGAATGATATCTTCCATTTGTAGTCCACTTAGTAAACCCAGCCTTTTCTTCATTACGAATAGAATGAAACACAGCCATAGTACCATCATCATTAATAATAAAAGCATATTGTTCTGGTCTATCAAAGGCACCTTTAATAGATGCTGTTTGTGTTGGATTACTTATTAGATGAGATGATATTAAAGATAACGGAGTTGACACATACGCAGATTCTTTATCACTAAATAAAAACTCTCTTACTGTCTTACCAGTTTTTTCTACATATATAGTTGCACCATCAAATGGAAGTGGTCTTACAAAAGATGCACCATAAGGTGTTTGTCTTCTTATCTGTGCATTAGTAGGCGTCAATCCTTTATCTGCAAATGATGGTATATACAGCTCTGAAGTTGTAGTAAATATTTGTAAATCACGATTAGCAGTTAAGTGACGTATATTATTAAACTCACCAACATTAATAGTAATCTGAATACTATCTGAATCACCAGCACTACCAACGTCAAAGTTAAAATACTCACTTGTCTTTGAAGACCATATAGCGTCTGGTTGACTTGTTGTACCACCTAACCATAATCTGTCTTCGTGAAATGTAATAGCCTGTGGGTATCCCCTGTAATCAGAATAACTTGCTTCATCAAAATTAGTTGAAGCTGTTGTTCCAGCTAAAGTTTTTCTTACATTGCCAGTAACAACTGTTGCACTTGTAAATCCAGTAACAAGTATTTCATTACCTTGATATCTCATCATAGTTCCAACGTGTGCAGAAACAAAATAGTTTGCCGACGTTGTTAATGTTATACCAGTACCACTTGTTGCACTTGGTGTTAATGTCATTCCACTTGGAGCAAAAGCAAAGTAAGGTTGAAACTTTTGGTCATTGGCATCTGTTTCATCAAATGCAAAGGTTGATACTTCAAATGCAGTAGCACTTGTTCTTGTTATCTTTCGTATCATAAAGTCTGGGTGAGCAACAAACATAACATCAGCGTTTTGTGTTATGGTCATACGCTCAAGTCGTGCTTGTGTAAAAGGTAAGGAAGCACTAGATGTATCTTGAGTAATAGCAGTTAATGTTGTAATGGCTCCAGTTGATGCATTGATTCTAAAGATATCTATTCGTGCATTACTAAATGCCATTATATATCTTTCATCATCACTAAATAAGAATGGTTCTAATCTTTGCTCTACTCTATTAGAAAGATTTGGTGTACCTTGTAATGTAGCTATATACTCTGAGCCAGTCCTTCTTTTAACTCCACCTTCTGCTAAAAGAAATAAGTTACGTACTTCTTCTGCACCTTGAACATAAGTATTCAAGTCAGTACGCATTGTCATAGCTGGACTGATTTCTCCTCTCTCAAAGTTATTTTGAGGAATACGAATCTTCATCAGCTTACGACCTTCGTTCTATTATAAATCTACTTGTATTAAGTTTCCTTGTTGTTTGTTGCTGACTATCCATTGTCCTAGCTTTCTGCATATAAAAACGTGCATTATTAAACATCATACTAGATAATCCTTCATCACGAGCTATACCCAATGCAAACTGTCCAGCCAGTTCATATACCAATGCTTGAGTAAAGTATGATGGAAAGTTTACTTCTGTTTGTCTAAAACTAAAATCTGCAATAACTTCATCATTCGTTGTTGCATCACAAAATGCAGTACGACCATATATATCAAACTGTATAGGACTTTTGTTTACAGTTAATGTATGAACATATATTGAACTAGAAGGTATCGCATAAGCAGAATCATACCTTCCAGTTGGTGCATCTGATAATCTATTTAACACAGATTGATTTGACGCAAATCTCCACCTTGTATTTACCAAAGCAGAGCGTGTTGTATCTTCATATAAATTAACAGCAACAAGTGCTTCATTCGTACCATCTTCAAATGATGTCATAGGTGAAGCTCCAATAAGAACTA